TCAAAACAATGTATTCATTTCAAGCCGTAACTTTTCTTCATTGAGTTTATCATCCAATCGCTGCAACAAATGGGAATACTCATCATATATATTACGGACGATTTCAATGGCATCACCTTCATTGTAAGTGTGTGAAGTGGTTACTCTGGCTTTCGCCATTCTGCGCCAACCGTCATGGTCGGCAATCAAGCCATCTTCGAAAGCCTTCTGAAGCGTACCGTTCGGACCTTGCACAAATTCATAGCCTTTGTACTTTAATAAGTCTTGAAGAACCTTCCAGCCAAGTTCGAAAGTATATTCAAATCGCTGTATCAACCCTTCCATTTCCAATTCAGACAAATCATCCGCTTTCTTATCAGATTCTGTTATATCCTGAATACGCTTATTAGCGCGATGAAAGCTGTCGTATCTTTGAAGCCAACGTATATCTTGTTCCATATTAATTAAGATATTTCAATACCCCAGTTTATTTGGTTAAGCAATTCAAGTTTAACTCAATACCCGAAAGAGCTATCTCTGTCTGATATTTCTTTTTTAATTGTTCTTTCATGTCATCCATGTATTTTGGATTACCACCAGCAACAAGCTGTTCAAATTCGTAGGATTTTCCTATCTCATTAACAAGAACCTCTTTTGCTTTTTCTACATTTCCACATGAATACCATTTATAAAATTCAGTCTTAAAATCACAAGACGGTATTGTCATTTTTTCTTTTATCTCATTAACATCTTTGACTAAAAGCAAAAACTTGACAATAATTATAATCAATATTACCAACTGGATAATACCAGCCAACAAAGATATAACTCCAATAATTTCCATAACTTTAAATCATTATTTATTCATTAATACATTAATCAATCTCTCTTTCTCTTGAAGAAGTTTATCTTTCGCATCGATAACTTCTTTCAAATGCTTTATCTCAACCAATGCACTTTCAAGTTTTTCTTTACAATCCAAGCTTAAAGAATCCACATTATTATTCTGACCTAAAACGATACTATTATTTCCTGTATTAGATTGATTGTTATTTACTGAATTATCAAAGAAAATAGTTATTGGAACATTAAAAATAGCAGCAAGCTCACGAAGCAATGAGGTGTTAACATCTTCTTTATCAAGCATATCATATACAGCTTGTTTTGTCTTACCCAATCGTTTTGCCAAATCTGCAACTTCAATATTTTGTTTAAGCATTAACTCTTTGATTACCAACCCAATTTTCATACATTTAAAGTTTTTATTTAATCATATTCATTATTTTCTTGAAAAATATTTCAAGTTTTTCTTGTTTATATTTCAAGAAAACATTTAATTTGCACCATAAAGTTAGTGCAAAAGTGCAACAACAGCAAAATAAAGTTGGAATAAAAACAGCAAAATAGATTATTCACTCTAAAAAAGACAAGATATGACACAAAAAGAATTCGAAGAAAGAACAGGATTATCGGTGTCACCTCAATGCTATCATGGCTTGATTGAACCCGAATACATGAACAGCGACCTCGATAAAGACGAGTGGTGCAAACAATGGAAGAGAAAAAAAGGTCTGCAAGTAGCTTACTATTATGAGCAAGGCAGAGCAGAAGAGGCTATTAATCAAGCGAAACAATATAAAGAGCTTTCCGATAAGCGTTCAGAAATCATCTTCGAGCAAGATAAACAGATTTGTCATTTGAATGAGGTTATCAAAGAACGGGGTAAAGAGCTCAACTCCCTATATGAGAATCACAATCTAATGAAAAAAGAAAATGCAGAGCTTAAAGCAAAACTTCTGAAATATGAAACGGCGATGTCTGCTCTGAAAGAAATAATTAATATCTAAAAATAACGAGGGCGAACAATTGCCCTCACAATAATAGAAATATGAGCAAATCAATTAAATCCAAAGCAAGAGTAAAGGTTATTACCGAATTTGGATACTGGTGTTTAGCTGAAATACGAGGTCTGAAAGAGGGAACTGTTTTAGACGGAAGATACAACCCAGTAAACAAAGCATTTGATTTTTCTTGGAATGGTCAGGATGCAATGCTGTGGATTGGTCAAAATGGAGAATTAATCGGTAACGAATCGCAAACCCCAAACAAATAATCAATCCCGACCAGGCTTGACCGCCTTGCCGGGAACTCAGACAATAATATCAGGTATATGGAAAATCAATTAGAAATTATTAAATCCAATCTCCCTTATGGCTATGAGGGGAGCATTGCAAAAGAAGCAGGATGTTCAAAAGGCACAGTACATAATATCCTAAACAACAAGCCTGCATCTGCCCGTTCATCTTATAAGGCTAAAGTTCTCACAATAGCAACCAGAATGGCTAAAGAAGCCTTGGAAGCCTCAAAAGGAGTTTCTAAAGCGGCAGCCGAATTAGAAACATTGCAAAATGGAACTACAAGCGAACAATGAATTAACCAAGCGTGAAAATCAAATCGCCGGACTTGCCTTTTGCGGACTCGCAAAGAAAGAAATGGCAGACAGGCTTCACGTGGCTTACGGAACTATCAACGTATTGCTCGACAAAGCATACAAAAAGACCGGAACCAGCAAATTAAATGAACTGGGGTCATGGTGGGCCAATAGAGTATTTACTCTAAACATCGATTTTCAACAGCTACAAAAAACGATTATAGCTCTTTGCTTCTTGGGAATAGCAATATTCCAATTTTCAGTAGATAATCATCACGATTATTACTACCGAACAAGAAGAGGAAGAACGCAAAGATACAAGACAGAAGAAATATCTCAACCTAATTATAAACAGGCAGCATAGCATAGAGTTGCAATGTGTTTCAGATAGTGAAGAAAGCTCGTAACCAATAATTAACCAACCAAAGAAACAGCTAAAATGGGAGAAAGATATTTAGAAAGAATTGTAGCAAGCGGCATAAAAATCGGAACGATTCAGACGCTTAAAGCATTAGGGCTACTGCCGGAGGTGGTAACAATCTCCCAAGCAGAAAAGATATACGGACGTCGTCTCATTACAGAATGGCGTAGTAAGGAATGGATAAAGTTTTATCCTGCAAAGAACAAGGAACGCGGCAAGTATTATGTGAAAATGTCCGAACTGGAAACAGCAAGTGCCATGATGGATATTCATAACAAAGTACCGGCCAACATAATCAAAGTATTAATGCAAGTACCATGACTGCAAAAGATATACAAATAGGGCAGAACATTTCAGCCGGATTCTTTTTCCGGTGCGGACATTACGGGGATGATGTGGACTACGCCATTATTACCGGAGTGGTTATACGCAAATTGGAATGCTATAATCAGGTGCTTGTTGATGTCGATTTAGAACAATCGTTTAATAGTCCCGGCAAATCAGTCTGGGTACGGTTAGACAAAGCAGATTTTAATATTAACAACTAAAATTCTCATTATGAGCAGTATTATTCAAGTTAAGATGGAAGAGCTAAATGCGCTTCCAGCAACGAAAATTGTCGAAAATGAAGGTGTACAAGCAAAGTTTATTCAAATGTACAATGCAATTTGGGGTACGGATAAGGGTGAGCAGATGTACCACAAAGAAGTATTCAATTTTCAAAAATTACTTCGGGATAACCCCGATGTAGCCACTTCAAGCAAAATGTCCCTTTATGGCTGTTTCCTTGATATCGCAGTCAATGGACTAACATTAGACCAGACAGGGCATCCGCTCTGCTATATTCTGAGTCGCAACTGCAAAACTGGGTACAAAAACGAACATGGGAACGATATTTACGAAAAACGTGCATACGTTTCGGTTACCGGCTACGGTGAACTTACCATGCGTATGCGTGCCGGCCAAATTAAATATGCTGACAACCCCGTCGTCGTTTATGAGGGAGACCATTTCAAGGCATCTTTAGTCAATGGAGTAAAAAACATCGAGTATGAAGCACAATGCCCCCGCACATCAACCAAGGTTATTGCAGCATTCATACGCATTGTACGCAATGATAATTCAGTGGATTATCAATGGCTTATGCAAGGGGATATTGAACGCTTGAAGCATTATAGCGAAAAAGCAAATTCCAAATGGAATGAGCAAACCAGACGGAGAGAGCTTGGTAATGCCAATGCTTTATACACTTCCAATAATGGCGGTATTGACCCCGGTTTCCTTGAAAACAAAATGATTAAACACGCCTTCGACGCATACCCTAAAGTACGTACCGGAAAATATACCATTATGGCAACCGACCAGGAGGAAGAAGAAATCATCGATTATGGAATTGTGGAAGATGCCAATATTGCACAGGAAGACCCAAACATTCCTTTCGGTGAAGAAAAACAGCTCACCGCACCGGAACCGGTATCTGTAAATGTCAGCAAAGCAGATGAAGAAGAAGGATTCTAACCATTAATACTTAAAGCTATGTCAACAGAATTAATAAAAGTAGAAGAGTTTACCTCTTTAATGAAAAGTGCCCCTGACGCCTTAGGCAAGAACCAAAAATCAATAGCCAACTGTAATTCAGCGGGACAGGCAATCTTAGATACGATTCAAGGAGAAGGTATGACTGATGAATTGGATGCCAAAGCTGCGGAGTATCTGAAGAAAGTCAATGTTACAATTACTAACATGAAAAGCCGTCGTGCGCCTGTTACCCAACTATTCGACCGTATCCGGTCCATTTTCACGACAGATGAAAAAGCTATTGATCCAAAAGACAAATCAACTATTCCGGGCAAAATAGCTGCAGAACGTGACAGATATGCAGCACTGAAGCGTGAAGAAGAAAGAAGGAAGCAGCAGGAGATGCAACGACAAGCCAATATCGAAAAGGAAAAAGGAACGTATCGGTTTGCTATTGAACAAGCTATCAATACGCACATGAGTTCCTATTTTGCCGAACAACAGAAGAATCTGAGCCATATTTGGGAAAGCATTACACTGGCTACATTTGAACTGAAAGAAAAGAGTATTAGAGGTTGGTCAACTCTGTACCCTCGTGAGCACTTCGACACTTTCAATCAAGACATCACAACTTATTATCTGGACGCACAAACCAAAGCGAATATCAAGGCTGAAATTCTAAGCAATAAATATTCCGCTTTCTCTCAACAGTATAAGTTTGACATGGAGGATTTACGTCAGTCATTTATCGACCGTCTTTCCTCCAAAAAGCAAGAACTTATTGAGGAAGAAGAATTGCGTAAGAAAGATGCTGAAGCTGCAGCCAAAGCGGAAACCGAAAGGAAACAACGGGAAGAAGAGGAGCGAAAACAACGTGAACTTGAAATACAGCAAAAAGAACATGAGCAGCAACAAAAAGCGGAATCTTCTATACAATCCGCACAAATGAATAGTCTGTTTGCAACGGCTGCCGCTTCTGTTACAACAAGAACCAGCAAAGCCAAAGTGACTGAAAGGATTAAAATACTACACCCTGCCGGCTTCTTGGAAATATATCAGATGTGGTGGATAAATGAAGGTCAGAATCTGACAATAGAAGAACTTGAAAAAATCCACAAAAAGATGATTTCCTTCTGCGAAAAGAAAGCCAACAGCGATGATGAAATGAAAATCAAATCAAAATATATCCGATACGAAGAAGAAGTTAAGGCAGGAAAGTGATGGCAAATCCAGATTCATATTACTTGCGTACAGAAGTCAGCAACTCCGATCTGACAGAACTCAAAAACTATCTTTATCCCCGTACCCAGTATGGGGATAAAGAAAAAGCCTTCAAGTTTGGGACATTGGTAGATGCACTTATTACCGAAAACGAACGGGTACATTATAGTAAGCGCATGGTGGATGATGTAACCTATTCACGGGAAGATTTCGAGTTAGGCCTTGCCATGAGGGAAGCTTTAAGAAAAGAGGCAAGAAAAGACGAGTTCCTTAGAGCCGTTCTTTCCAACTCCGACACACAGAAATTCATGGTGAACAAATCCCAGAGGTTTCTCTACGGAAACTTCGAGTACACTCTTGATACCCGGTGTAAATGGGATTGGTGGTTACCTGGTTTTGGATTTGGTGGAGATTTAAAGACCACTTTTGCAGAATCACAAAACCAGTTCAATGAAGCTATAGATTTTTTTGATTGGGACCGTTCCAGAGCATGGTATATGGATATAGCAGGAAGCCAACAGGACTTTATCTATGCCATCAGCAAGAAGAACCTGAAAATATTCAAAGCATTCATTAGACGAGACGATGATACCTATAAACGTGGAAAAGAGAAGTATGATGAATTGGCTTTTAAATGGTGGATGCTCTTTTCTTGATATATTTTAATCGAAAACGATATGAACATACTTATCACACCCAAAGAACAAATCTGCAAGGAACTTACAGATATTGACTCATTCCTCAATATAACAATGAGCGAAAATGCAGAAGAAGCCGTATTGCGCGGAAATGACTTGGCTGTATATGTCGCCCGTTCAGGCAAGTTATTAGCTGATGCTAAATATTGGCTTAACGAAGCCATGAATTCCGAAACAATGAAAACACTTGCCGAAACAGCCAAAAATGCCAAGGCTACAGCTACGGCAATAAACGCTTTAGTAAACTCCCTTTGCAGGGAAGAACGATATTTGGTCGATTGGTGTGAACGGTGCAATCGAACCGCAACACATCAGCTATCATGGTGCGTGACAGTAATAAGCAAAGCCAAAGAAGAAATGAAAATGGCTGGTATGTACAACAATAACAACAGACAAAAATGCTAAACGACCAAGAAGCACCCAAATACTTGCTTTGGCTTCTTATAGCCATTATCCTAATGGGATTAGACGAAAACATTACTGGATTCCCATTCATCATGGGAGCCGGTATAATCATATATCTATTTATTAACATGCTTATTCTTACATCAAAGGATGAGCCTAAAAAAGAGAACAATGGAAACTGCAAAAATTGACATCAAGCAGGCTGTCATTAAAAAAGACAGATTAAATGTTGTGTACAACGAGCGATTCACAGAAGCCAACTACACAAACAAGGTTACCAAGAATTGCGACCAAATCGTACATTCCGAACTGAAGGAGATTTTTAATCACTTGAAACTGCATCTTGTGGTATTATGCGAGCAACCCGAAGCGGAAAAAATCTACAAATCAAGTTTTACATCACCGGGCTTTGATGAAACTCTGAATAACTACTTCATTACCGGATATGCCAATGATAGCAACGATGGAGTACCGGGTATAACCATAATGGGAGGCAAATTACTACAATCCGGTAAAATTGTGGATTTGAAAATCTTTACTCCATTCGGAGACGAAGAATATAAATTTTCAGAAGAACTACAAATAGATGCAGCAGCTTGCGATGCGGAAGTGGAAGCATATCTCTTTGAAGAGAAATGGGGCATTAAGCAAGAGCGGTTAGACTTTGATAGCGATATCCCCGATGAAGCTGTTACCGATGCAGAAGAACTTCCTGCAGAAGAAGAAAAGCCTAAAAGAAAAGGCAGAAAGACCAAAACCATAGCTCCTGCCGCTTAATCAAATTCGGGGCTGATTTTTGTCAGCCCCATAAAACTCTAAATTACAAGTCATGATTATAGAATTAAAAGGAAACGTTTTTGAAGTTACTTTCAAGTACAAGCCCACTATTGTTGACAGAATACGTCAAATCACAGGCAAGAGATATGACGGAAGCAGAAAGAAATGGCTTATTCCTGTTTCCAGTCGTGTCGAACTTGAAAAAATGGTCTATCAAATCAGACCATTTGAAAATATCCAATGGGTTACAGGACAACAGAAACAAGAAGAAGAGGAAGAAGTTGCATACAATATACCGGAGCTGCCGGAGCTTGATATTCCCCACTTACTAAAAGTAAACCCATATCCCTATCAATTAAAAGGAATTGCAAGAGGATTACAGCTCAAACGATTCATGAATTGCGACGAGCCGGGCCTTGGAAAGACACTGCAAAGCATTGCAACCATTAATCTTGGGAATGCCTTTCCTTGTTTGGTTATTTGTCCTTCTGCCTTAAAGGTTAATTGGGAAAGAGAATGGCATAAGTTTACAGATAAAAAGGCAATGGTACTGACGGATAAAGTACGAGATACATGGACTTTCTTTTATCAGACTGGCATGTATCAGGTATTCATCGTTAATTATGAATCGCTAAAAAAATACTTTGTACAACGTATCAAAAAAGAATCTGGTTGGACTTTAAGAGATGTGGAATTCAGAAACAGCATCCAACTTTTCAAATCTGTAATCATTGATGAAAGCCACCGTTGCAAATCATCATCCACTCAGCAAGCTAAATTCTGTAAAGGTATATGCAATGGTAAGGAATGGGTCATTGAACTTACCGGAACTCCGGTTGTCAATAAGCCTAAAGATTTAATTCCGCAGTTATCTATCCTTTCCAGAATGGAAGATTTTGGAGGATATAAGACATTTGTCAATAGATATTGCTCCGGTCAGAATGAAGCATCAAACCTGAAAGAACTGAACTATATGTTATGGACTAAATGTATGTTCCGGCGTGAAAAGTCATTGGTGCTGACAGACCTTCCCGATAAAATACGACAAGTAAATACTTGTGAGATAACTAACCGCAAGGAGTATATCGACGCAGAGCGTGATCTTATCATGTACCTACAAAAATACAAAGAAGCGGATGATGAAAAGATAGAGAAAGCATTACGAGGTGAAGTCATGGTGCGTATTAATATCCTCCGCCAAATATCAGCCAGAGGGAAAGTACGTGATGTAATTGAGTTCGTAAAAGACTTTCGTGAGAATGGAAAGAAAATCATCCTCTTTTGCTCACTTCACGAAGTGGTAGATCAACTGAAAAGCTATTTTCCTACGGCTGTATCTGTAACAGGAAGGGACTCACAAGATGAGAAACAAAGAGCAGTGGATTCTTTTCAAAACAATCCCAAAACGGATATTATCATCTGTTCCATTAAAGCTGCTGGAGTCGGACTGACCCTAACTGCATCAAGCAATGTTGCCTTTGTTGAATTCCCCTGGACTTATGCCGATTGTTGCCAGTGCGAAGACCGTGCGCATCGTATAGGGCAAAAGGATTCTGTAACCTGTTACTATTTCCTCGGCCGACGTACCATTGACGAGAAGGTTTACCGTATCATTCAAAATAAGAAAGCCATTGCCAAAGATGTTACCGGTTCCACGGAAGATATAGAAGAGAATATCGTTGATATGGTAGCTAATATTTTCAGCACAGATTATGATGATGAAGGTTTCTAAAATAACACCACAACAAAAAATAGACCGGCTGAAAAAAGCCGGCTATCAAGTTCAAGAAAAAGGTAATAAAATCCGTGCCGCTAAAGGTTCTTTGATAATCAATGGCACTATAAACCAAGTACACAAAGAAGTTTTTAACCGATAATTATATTGATATGAATACGTATAGCAAATATGTACCCAATGTTTTTCTCGCAAAATGCAGTGAAAAACACGAAAAAGGAGAAGTTATTGAAGTTACAACCAAATATGGCAAAGAGAATGAATGTATTGTATTCAATCTCATCTATGAACGTGAAGGCTTTTATTATTACTCCATCGTCAGAGCTGACGGATTTAATGTGCAAGAATGGGCCAAACAAAGAGCCGAGCGCCGCCATGATTGGGCCCAGTCTGCCGGACAAAAAAGTAACGAATATTTCAACCGCTCGAACAAAGACAAAGATTTTCTTTCTCTTGGAGAGCCAATTAAGGTCGGGCACCATAGTGAGAAACGGCATCGAAAAGCGATTAATGATGCTTGGAACAATATGGGAAAAAGTGTTGAATTTAGCGACAAGGCTGCCGAACACGAAAGAATTGCCAAATATTGGGAAGAAAAGGCAAACACTATCAATCTTTCTATGCCGGAAAGTATCGATTTCTACGAACACAAGTTAGAGAAAGCGAAAGAATATCATGAGGGTGTTAAGTCTGGCAAATATCCACGTGAACACGCTTATACTCTCACTTATGCCAAGAAAGCTGTTAATGAAGCACAAAAGAATTACGAATTAGCTAAAAAACTATGGGGAGATTATCTGACGAATGGTGTTGTATGAACTGCGCCCGATTGAACGAATGTTTAATGAATGAACCAGATTTAAACTTACTTGACTATTGCGTGGCATACAGAGATTTAGAAAATAAAGAAGATTAATTAAAACGGAACAGTTATGAAACAGACAGTAGAAGAAGCGGCTATGAATTTTGCCAAGAAAGAAGCGGACTAATATGGATGAAAAAAAACTTAGACAAATGAAAAGATACAGAATATACAGATACGGACTTTTTGACCACATTTTTGACGTTCAAGTGAAAAAGTGGTATGGATGGGTACTTGTTAAGAGGTTTAAGGCAGATATAAGTTCTGATGACACAATGATAGATAATATTTATTATTGTGAAATGTTATCCAAGGAACTTTTGGAAAAATTGGAGGAGGAATTATGAAATCAAAACAAGTATTATCAGTCGAACAGATGAAACATTTGCAGGAGCTTGGGCTGGATACAAGCGATGGAAGCATGTGTTTTGAGTGGAATGAATCAGATTCAGACAACATGGTTGTAACCTCTCCGGATGCCGATACGAATTACGACTATTATCATGAAACTTACACTTTGCAGGACATTCTCGATAAGCTGCCGCCTGTCATAAAAAAATATTATTGGCTTGCAATCAGAGTTAGTGCACACAAGGGAATGTGGTATGTAGAATATAATGGAAGAGGGTGTACTTTATCTTATTTTTATTCAGAAAATCTCATTGACGCGGCCTACGGGATGCTGTGCTGGTGTATTGAAAAACAGATATATTAAAACTAAAGAAAACAAACGCAATTTTGTTCTCGATTGGTTCAATGGTAGTTGGTTCAACGGCAGTCAGGACTTTGACAGTTGGGTTCGCCCCGTGTCCGCTGCCTCTCCTAATTCACTTTAACCTTATAAATGATTATAACTATGGCAAAAGTATTTATAACAAAGTATGCCTTAACAAAAGGTATTAAAGAGATAGAAGCAGATATTATTAGAAGTAGATTTGAAGATGGAGAATATGTAAGGGATGGTTTATGTTCTTACTTCTGTATAGGGGAAAACGCATTCACCGATAAATCCGAAGCGTTGAAAAAGGCGGAAGAAATGAAGATTAGGAAAATCGCTTCTCTTCGTAAGCAGATTGAGAAACTTGAGAAATTATCTTTTAAAGTAGAGGAGATTTGATTATGGAACAAGAAAGAAAAATCGGAGAGGTATTTGAATATAATGGAGAAAAAATTATCGTGAAAAAAGATAGCGATTTTATATACGAATGTGATAGATGCGTCTTTAATGGTAAACCGGAATGCGGTGATTATTATTGCTTGCATTTTGAAAGACAAGATAAACAAGATGTGCACTTTGAAAAAGTGGAGGATTGATTATGAAAGCAAACCTAATATTTTTTCTTGCGATATTCATCATATCAGCATTATTCATCGGTCATTTCCGACTGACATTCTCACCGTTCAGTGTATCCTTTCTCTATTGGCATAGGACTGTAGGAGTTATTCTTATCGTTGTAGGATGCTTGGTTTACAACATAGGTGAGCATATATCCGGTTACAAGAAAGGGCTGGATGAAGGCATGGAGATTGTTTTGAAAGAGTTAAAAAAAAGATACAATGAAGAAGATAATGTTCAATGATAAATACAGTCTAACCCAGGCTGTATTGGATGGTCGGAAGACTATGACAAGAAGGATGGCTGCCATTCAGCCACCATACAAAAACAGTGAGATATGCTTTCCTACAGTTCTTCTTTTGGAAGATGAACCCGAAAAACACCCTTTGTGGCTTGCTTATTGTTGGAGGAACAAGGATAATCCGGAAGAGTCTACACCGTGGATAAAACCGAAGTATAAAAAAGGAGAAGTTGTCGCAATAGCGCAGTCCTATAAAGATTTGGGCTATTCTCCCGAAGAGCCATTACAGGAAGAAGCTGGTTATTATCCCCACATTAAAGATGCTTCCGGTTGGACTAACAAAATGTTCGTCCGCGCCGACATCATGCCCCATCATATCCGCATTACCGACATCAAGATAGAACGGTTGCAAGACATTTCCGATGAAGATTGCCTGAAAGAAGGAATTTACAAAGGACAATGCGGAAGTGCAGATACACATTTTATGGATGTTTATTATTATAAA